GCTTCCGCGATCGGCGCCAGATCTGAGCTGGACTTTTCCGTCAGGTGCAGGCGTCGCCTTTGCTCACCTCGAGCATGAGAAGACGATCTACAATTGGCAGGGGTCGCAGATCCCGCTTATCTGCTTCGACGAGCTGACGCACTTCTCGGCAAAGCAGTTCTGGTACATGCTTAGCCGAAACCGTTCCATGTGCGGTGTCCGTCCCTATGTGCGGGCGACTTGCAACCCGGACGCCGATAGCTGGGTCGCAGAGTTCATATCGTGGTGGATCGATCAGGAAACCGGTCTAGCAATTCCGGCGCGCGCTGGCGTTCTCCGGTGGTTTGTCCGCATCGGCGATACAATCATATGGGCAGATAGCCCGGAAGAGCTTGCGCATCACGTCAATCCGCTGACCGGGGAACCTATCCCGCCGAAGTCGGTAACTTTCATTCCGGCCAAGTTGAGCGACAATGCTCTGTTGATGGCGGCAGACCCTGGCTATCTCGCAAACCTGATGGCGCAGCCCACGGTCGAGCGGGAGCGACTTCTTGGCGGCAACTGGAAGATCAGGCCGGCGGCTGGGCTCTACTTTCAGCGCTCCTGGTGTGAGGTCGTTGACGCCGTCCCGAGCCAAATCATCCAGTGGGTGCGCGGTTGGGACTTGTCAAGTACACCAAAGACAGAAGCGAACGATCCCGACTGGACTACTGGCACTAAGATCGGGAAGCTTTCGGATGGGCGCTTCATTGTAGCCGACCATCGACGTGATCGCCTCGGCCCGCAGGGTGTCGAAAAGATGATCATGAACACGGCTTCGGCAGACGGGAAGCTGGTCAAGATTTCCCTGCCGCAGGACCCAGGGCAGGCCGGTAAGTCGCAGAGATCATACCTCGCGTCGAAGCTTGTCGGATATGACGTTCGGTTCTCACCCGAGACCGGCGACAAGATAACACGCTTCAATGGTTTCTCCGCTCAGGCTCAGGCCGGAAACGTCCTTGTGCTTCGCGGGCGCTGGAATGACGAGTGGTTCACTGAACTCGAAGGTTTCCCTGAAGCTGCCCACGATGACGATGCAGACAGCACGAGCCGCGCGTTTAACACCATTGTTGAGCGTCAGGATGGGTTCTCGGGTATCGGCGCGCCCATCACAGTCCCATTTACCACTTGAGCTTGGACGGAGTAGATAATCGATGGCTTCCAAGCTGATGAGCATGCTGAGTGGCCTCAGCATCGGAGGGGCGAAGCCTCAGGCAAAGGTGACGCCCTACGAGGACGCCGGTGTCCGCGGCACGGCTGTCTACGGCGGCTTCGTCCAGAATATCGAGCGCAATCCCAAGGTCGCCGGCTACGAGCGCTATGTCACCTATGCCGACATCCTCGCCAACACGTCTATTGTCGCCGCCGGCGTTCGCTACTTCATCGGCCTGGCTGCCGAGCCGAAATGGACGATCGACCCGGCCGACGACAGCGACGAAGCGAAAGAAGCGGCGGAATTCGTCGAGAGCGTCAAGGATGGCCTCGATACTGCATGGCACCGCGTCATCCGTCGCGCCGGCATGAGCCGGTTCTACGGCTTCGCTATCCAGGAGTGGGTGGCGGAAAAACGGGATGACGGGCTGATCGGTATCAAGGATATCGAGAGCCGTCCGCAGCATACCATCTATCAGTGGGACATGGACCCGCAGACGAACAAGGTCAACGGCATCATCCAGCGTTCGCCCCAGACCGGTGAACTGTTCTGGCTGCCGCGTTGGAAGTGCATCTACATCGTCGACGACGCTCTATCCGACAGCCCCGAAGGTTTCGGCATGCTGCGCCAGGTCGCCGAGCCGGCGGAGAAGCTGAAGGAATATCTAAAGATCGAGGGCATCGGCTTTGACCGGGATCTCCGCGGGACGCCGATTGGCCGTGCACCGATCGCCGAGCTCGAGCAGGCGGTCATATCGGGGCAGATCACCACCGAACAGCGTGACATGGCCATCTTAGCCATGCGCCGGTTTGTCGAGATGCAGGCCAAGGATATCAACACCGGTCTGTTGCTGGATAGCTCGCCCTTCAAGAACGTGGATGCCAACGGCTATTCGTGGGCAACAGCCATGCGCTGGGGCATGGAGCTCCTGCAGGGCAATTCGACCGGCATCGCCGACCTCGGCAAAGCGATCGAGCGCACCAATTGGGAAATCGCCCGCATCCTTGGCGTCGAGCAGCTGCTTATGGGCCAGACGTCGGGCAGCCGGTCCCTTTCGGAAGACAAGAGCCGCAACCTGTATATCCAGATCGATGGCTTGTTGCAGGACATTGCCGAATCGCTGAACCGCGACTTCATCGGCGCCCTTTGGACGCTGAACGGCTTTGACGACAAGGTTAGGCCGAAGCTCAAGCCTGCCAAGGTCTCCTTCGTCTCCGTCGAACAGGTCGCGGCAACTCTCAAGGACATGGCAACGGCGGGAGCCGTGCTCGCGCCGGATGACGAGGCGATTGACTTCGTTCGCGAACTTCTTGGCGCGCCTCATGCGCCGCAACCCGACCCCGCATTGATGGGAGCATTCAATGGTTGATCAAACCGACCTCGTCGTGGTGTACCGCGGCCAGATGGCGAAGAAGTTGCCCGATGCGCAAAAAGGCGCGGACGTGGCAACCGTAGCCGAAATCGCGGGTGCTGTTCCTGCCCCTCCGGTCAGTTGGAATGATGTTCAGGATAAGCCCGCAGTCATTGCGGCCGGTGCTGATCAGGCATCAGCTCGCACGGCCATAGGCGCCGGCACCTCGAACCTCGCCTTAGGTGCAACCGCATCGACGGCGCTCGCTGGCAACGGAACTGCAGTCGCAGCGACCAAGCTTGCCACGGCTCGGACCATTAACGGCAAGTCGTTTGACGGTACGGCCAACATCACGATTGCGCCTGACGACATTCAGGTCGGCGCTTTCACGACGGATGGCGGAGCCCTCAGCTTTCCGGGCGGCACGCTGACGCAGGCATTGAAGGCCATTGCCGACCTGGCCGACCCTGGTGGCGCATAAGGAGAAGAAGATGCGCATTTTCGCATTCGCCATTCTGTTACTGGCGCTCGCTGGCTGCAATCCGGCTACGCCGCCATCCAACGACGCCGCTGTCTATGGTCCCGTCGTCTCTGGGAAGCTGAAGGGGCAAGAGACGATCTCCTATATCCCGTTCAGCGATTATGCAGGTGGCAACCCTGTGATCGCAACGGAAGCATTCGCTGCCCCTGGCGCCCTTTCCGTCCTCTCCGCCGGCGGCAAAGTCACCAAGTTCCAGAACGGCGATCTCAAGCTCCTGTTCGGCGCTGGCGCGCTCACCATAGACAGCATCGCCAATGTAAAGGCTGCTGGCGTCCCGAGCGGGTCGAAATTCTATGTCCAGGGCTATAAGTCTGGGATCGCCAATACGATCTCCTACATTGGCACAACTTGTTACGTCTATGCTGGCGCATCTTGCCCCACGTCGATCGGATATGGCGATGCATGGCTGTTCATGGCCGACATCGACGGTAACACTTGGCGGGCTGTTCAGATCGGCAACGCGACGCAGGCTTATGTTCAGGGCTATGCTGTCCCGCAAGTCGGCGCGACGAGCTTGGCCTTCACGACGGCGACCGCCAATCGCAAAATCCAATTGTATCCCGGCACGAACGACAACCAATTTTACGGATTCGGCATCCAAGGCGGCACGCTGCGGTATCAGGTCGATGGGCCGAACTCGAGCCATGTCTTCTATTCCGGCGCAAGCGCGACAGCGTCGACCGAGCTGTTTCGTATCTATGGCAGCGGCGGATTTCTTTCGTCAGCGCCGAGCTATCTCGTCACACCGAATGCAACGCGCGCTCGGTTCCAGGTCGCAAAATACACCGGCGGCACCGGTCATACGGACGGCCCGAAGTGGAACACTGCCGAAATGCAGTACCTTCTTGTCGGTGGACGTGAGTATGGTTCTGGAACGATCCGCGGTATCGGCATGGGGTATGTCGCAGACATAACGCAGTTCGCCCCTGCCTTCGTCGGATACCAGGAGGCGAACGCCACCGGCAACACGACTGGCGATCTCTTCTTTGCCACGCGAGCCGTTACGACAAACACCGGCCCGATCGAGCGCCTCCGCATCACAAGCGCGGGTGATATCAAGGCCGCCACGGGCTATGTGCCTGCGACCGATACAAGCCTCGCCCCGAAGAACTATGTCGACGGCCGTGCGCTCTCACCGAATGCCATCGCCGCCATCAAGGCGCTGTCCTCATCGTCAACCCTGGCCGAAGTTGTTGCGGCCCTTCAGAAGCAGTAAGGCGGAAGCGATGGCGAGTTGGTGGAGACAAGCCGCTCAGGAGCTCGGGATTGCTGGCAGCGGTTCATGGAAGCGCCGCATAGCCGAGGCTTTGCAGGCTGTAGAAGGCGACGGCCCTTGGACGAAGCATATCGCTGAGAAGGGCATCCAGACGGTTCCACCGGACGGTGCTGTCGTCACGGATAGCCAGTCGATTGCCCTGAAGGGGCCGGATCAATCGAGCTCGTTTGGCACTGTCTCTGCCAAGGTCGCCTCTGGTGCTATCAATGCCGTGACATTGCCGACCGGGTCGGCGGTCATCACAAACCAGGCCGCGTCGGTGCCCGTGCAAGATGCGGACGGAACACAGGTCGGTTGCACCGCGACAATACAGCCGCAGACTGGGTTTCTCTCCTACGTCGCTATTCCCGGCACTGCGGCACTTGTTGCCGATGGCATCGATATTCGCATGTCGTCTGCCGGCGGCGTCGGGAACTTTCCCGGCAAGGTGAAAATCACGGGCGGTTTCATTAACTGGGCCGAATTGAAAAACGCGACCGATGCAATTGTGACAAATGGGTTCACCGTCAACTTGGCGGCTCCCGGCGTGAGCGCATCCGGAAGCGATTATGCGAGCGTCAATGTCGCCGCCGGCGCGATCACGGGTGTTACGCCCAATCTTATCCCGACAAAGGCTGTCGTCTCTGATCAACAGGCGCTGACGGTCCCGGTAACCGGCACATACACCACGACGGCCAAGTTATCCGTGGCCGGCGGCGTCGTCACCGGTATTGTTCTGAGCTGATCGGAGCGACTATGGCAGAATTCACCTATCCGCAGATCACCATCGGCGGCACGAGCTATCCGGCATATGTGTCGGTCGCGGATGCCGATACCTACATGAACGGCTCCGTCAATTCCGCAGCCTGGAGCGGGCTCAGCGCTGATGACAAGGGCAGGGCTATCGTCTCGGCTGTCCGCGTCATCGATGCTCAGAAGTGGATGGGAACCAAGACGGATCCGGACAATGCCTTGGAATGGCCGCGCACCTGTCAGGCCGACCCGAGCGTGTTGCCGCCGGCGCTGATCTCCGTCACGATCAATCTCGCCTTCGCTGTCAGCCAGAATGCGGAACTGGTGAGTGGCGCATCGGTCGGGCAGGGCGCCACACGATCGCTGAAGGCCGGTTCGGTGGCGATCGAATATTTCAATACCGGGATTTCCCCGGCTCAGTCGAACGCGTCGACGATCTTCGGGTATCTTGGCCCGTTGGCCGATTGCCTCGCCAATGGCGGCGGTTCGGGCTCTATCATGGGAGCTGGGGCTTATTCCAGCGGCACGGATCGGCCCTCGGTATTCTCGGATCCTGATTTCTCGCTGGCCCGCGGCATCTGAGGGTGAGCTTCATCCCAAAGGTTCGCCAATGCGGCGATGCCACGCCAATAGTCCGCATCACGCGGGCCTTTTGCCTTCGCGGCAGTCTTTAGAACCGGGTTGCGTGTCGGTTTCCAGGTGCTCGGATCATCCTTGACCTGAGCCCAATCTCTGGGGTCGTAGCAAATTGTATCTGGCATCAGAAACCACCTACGCATCTTCGAGCTCGTTTGCCAAGCGCAAAAGCGCCGAAGCCGAACGGATCGAGGCTCTGATCCAACGGATGGAGCGCACCGTAAAGCAGGCGTTCCTTCGCTTCGTCGAGATGGTGAAGAGTGAGCCTGTCCTCAAAGAGGTTGTCGACTTCCTGACACAGGGCAACGTAGATGGCGCTCTATCAGTCGTGGACCGCTACGTGGCCCGCATGGCGCCCGTCGTTTCGCAAGTCTTTACAGTAGCCGCCAGCGCAGAAGTG